ACACTAAGGCTGGCAGACAGCACTCAGCACAGCCTAGAAGAATAGCAAATAAAACTCGTAGAACAAGGACGGCTTAAAAATTATGGATTACAACGACAATGACGTTCTGTCGAGCGATGAACACCTAGAAAACTGGGTAATGGCTAAGTGTGACTCTTGGAGAGACCACTATGAGTCCAATTATGCAGAAAGATTTGAAGAATTCTACCGTTTGTGGCGTGGAATCTGGGCAGCAGAGGACATGGAGCGCAAAAGTGAGCGTTCACGTATCATTTCACCTGCATTACAGCAGGCTGTAGAGTCCAGTGTAGCTGAGATTGAGGAAGCAACCTTCGGTCGTGGTAAGTATTTTGACATTACCGACGATATGGGTGACGCAGAGTCTCAGGACGTTGTATATCTACGCAGTAAGCTGCATGAGGACTTTGAGAAGACACAGATACGTAAGCAAGTAGGTGAGTGTCTTATCAACAGTGCTGTATTTGGTACTGGTGTAGCTGAAGTAGTGCTAGAGGAAGTCAAAGAGATGGCTCCTGCTACACAGCCTATCATGGACGGACAACTACAGGCAGTAGGTGTTAACGTCACAGACCGTACAGTAGTTAAGCTACGCCCTGTACTGCCACAGAACTTCCTGATTGACCCAGTAGCTACATCTATTGAGGACGCTATAGGCGTTGCTGTGGATGAGTTTGTGCCACGACACAAGGTACAACAGCTACAGGAAGAAGGTGTCTACAGGAGCGTGTACGTAGGTCAGGCAGCTAGTGACTATGACCTAGAGCCAGACCAAGACCTAACAAGCTACGACGAGGACAAAGTACGCCTAACAAAGTACTATGGACTTGTGCCTCGTTACTTGCTAGAGGTAGGCGAAAAAGAAGCAATGCTTGATGAAGACGAAGACATTGCTGATATTGAAGTAGAGGAAACAGAGTCAGATGAAGATGCCAGCTATTACGTCGAAGCTATTGTGGTTGTGGCTAATGGAGGCATCCTACTAAAAGCAGAAGCTAACCCATACATGATGCAGGATCGTCCTGTAGTAGCCTTTCCTTGGGATGTAGTTCCCGGTAGGTTCTGGGGACGTGGTGTGTGTGAGAAGGGTTACAACAGCCAGAAAGCACTTGACACAGAGCTTCGGGCACGTATTGATGCTCTAGCACTAACTGTGCATCCAATGATGGCTATGGACGCTACACGGCTCCCTAGAGGCTCTAGGCCGGAAGTACGCCCCGGTAAGATCTTGTTGACCAACGGCGACCCTAAGTCTGTCATCAACCCATTCAACTTTGGTCAGGTTAGTCAGATTACATTTGCACAGGCAGCGGAACTACAGAAGATGGTTCAGATGTCTACAGGTGCTATTGACTCCGCTGGTATTCCCGGTAGTATAAACGGTGACGCTACGGCTGCTGGTATCAGTATGTCTCTTGGTGCAATTATCAAGCGTCACAAGCGTACTTTGATTAACTTCCAACAGTCCTTCTTGATTCCTTTTGTTAAGATGGCTGCTTGTCGTTACATGCAGTTTGACCCAGAGAACTACCCTGTCAAGGACTACAAGTTTAACACTACGTCTACTCTAGGTATTATTGCTCGTGAGTACGAAGTAACACAACTTGTGCAGCTATTGCAAACGATGTCTCAAGAGTCTCCACTGTACAACACGTTGATTCAGTCAATCATTGACAATATGAACCTGTCTAACCGTGAAGAACTGATGGCTAAGTTAGCTCAGGCAGAGCAGGCATCACAACCTACTGAAGAGCAACAACAGATGCAGCAAGCTGTACAGCAGGCACAGATGGCCTTCCAGCAGTCACAGACAGCAGCACTCAACGGTCAGGCACAGGAGTCTAGTGCTAGAGCGCAGAAGATTTCTACGGAAACTCAGTTGCTACCTGATGAGCTTGAAATTGATAAGATTAAAGCTGCCACTAATAATCTGAAGGCAGGTACTGCTGACGATAAAGAGTTTGAGCGTAGGCTAAAGATTGCAGACATAGCTTTAAAAGAGAAGGATATAGACTTAAAAGAGAAAACATTAAAAACCCAAGGTAAGCAACAAGAGCAGAGTGCTCAAGCAGAGCAGCAGCTTCTTAACAGACTATCTTAATGATTAATCCTGATCTAAAGTTAGCAGCAATCTATGACTCTTTAGAGTCTAAGATCAATGCTATAACAAAGCAGATTGGCCCTAAAGGAGACACAGGTGCTCAAGGGCCACAGGGGGCACAGGGGCCACAAGGAGTCCCCGGTAAGGACGGTGTTCCCGGTAGGGACGGTAGGGACGGCAAGGACGGTACAGACGGTAAAGATGGTAAAGCTGGCCCTAAAGGTTTAGGCATATCCTCCGTAGAGCTAGACATAGATGGTCATTTAGTATGCACCATGACGGATGGCTCTACTATTGATGCAGGATCATTGGATGAGCTAGGCGCAGCTAGTGGAACTAAAGGTAGTTCAGTTGTCTACTCTAGTGGTGGTGGACGAGGAGAACAAGGCGAGACAGGCCCACAGGGAGCAACCGGCGCTACAGGTGCCCAAGGCCCAGCAGGAAACGACGGTGCTGACGGACAGGACGGACAGGATGGGGCTACCGGAGCCACCGGCCCCCAAGGTGCTGCTGGACAAGATGGAAATGATGGAGCAGATGGTGCTCAAGGGCCACAAGGAATCCAAGGAATCCAAGGAGCCACAGGAGCCACAGGCCCACAAGGGCCAGCCGGAACAGCCGGTCAGGATGGAAACGACGGTGCCACAGGTGCTACAGGTGCTCAGGGGCCACAAGGTATTCAGGGAGCCACAGGCGCACAAGGGCCAGCGGGTTCTGGTTCTGGCTCTACTTCTAGTACATTAACAATATTTGGTAGAGCTTTAAACAGTGTCATAAGTGCTGTGTTTAACAGAGCAGGGACATCAGTATTAAACTCAGCTTCTTCTTCAACTTTAGTTGCCGTAAGTAGAACAGCAACTACTGCAATAACACAGATACTAAATCGTTCAGGTTCATCAGTTATTGATCCTTCAGAACTAACAACTGTGACAGCTAGGTCTGGAGATGTTACACTACAAAACGCTGACTTGTTTGTACTACAAAGTAGGTCTAGTAACTTAACGCTAAAAGCAACAGGAACATTCTTTGTTGTTGCAGGTAGAACACAGAATCATTTAGTAGGAATATAGTAATGGCTAATAGATTTCCGTTAACTCTTGATGGAACAACAATTAAAGAACTGCCTTCCGGCGATAACTTAGACCTTACTGGTTCAAGTATTAGTATTAGTGGATCTCAAGGCACAGACGGGCAGGTACTTACCTCAACTGGCTCTGGCATAGCATGGGAAGACGCAGCTTCTGGTGGGGGAGGTGGCGCTTGGACTCTTATATCAACAAGCACAGTTACTAGCTCATTATCTTCCGTAGAAATCTCACTTAGTGGCTACACTGAATATGTCTTAAGATACTTTGGCGTTAATCTTGGCACTACAAATAGATGGGTAAACATTTATATGACTACATCAGGCGGCAGCTATTCTGAAAGTTTAATGTTTGGGCGGACGGGCTATGGCAGCAACATATCAAGCACTACTTCGAGTAGCAATCAAAGCACAAGCTACATTCATGCGTTTCCGGGAGGCACAGTTAACTCAACAAACGGAAACGCTTTTGGAACATTAAACATTACAAACGTGCCGGGGCAGCCAGTGCTTTACGGCATGATTGGTACAGCGGATGAACATGCCAGCAACGGCGCTGGGTTTCAACACTTAATGGCTCGTTATGTCTCTCCGGGGTCATCAGATACGATTGCTAAAATTAAATTTGACCCAGACAGCGGATCTTTACAGGCAGGAACTTTCGTTCTTTACGGACTATCAACTTCATAGGATTAAACAATGGCTAACAGATTTCCCTTAATTGTTGACAGTTCAGGTGTTGCTGCACTTAAAGAACTACCTTCTGGAGACAATCTTGATTTAACTGGCAATGGCATCGTAGGCGCTGGCACTGTTGCTCTAACAAACTTAACCGTTGGTGGGTCTCAAGGTACTGATGGGCAAGTACTGACTAGTACTGGCTCTGGTGTAGCTTGGGAGGATGCTGCTGGTGGGGGAGGTGGTGGTGGAAGGTGGACGCAAATAGCCACAACGACTATTTCTTCTGAGGTTCATTCGCTTGAATTCACGAGCCTAGGCAGCTACGACGAGTACGAGGTTAGGATTACAGGTCTTGAGATAGGAGCTAATTCAACTTGGGGGACAAACCCCGAGGTTGCTTTGATTTTTGATTACGGCTCTGGGTATGTAACCGGAAATTACACCTACAGAACCCAATACTTTCCACAAACTGGTGCTCAAGCTTTTTATGGGCAGCAGCTCACAACCAAGTCTTATCCAGAAATAATGAAGCATAAGGCTAACATATCTGTGAGTTCACCTTACCCGCCAGCGTTTGGGAAGGTTGGCTGGACAAGTTCAGGGTCTCAGTTCTTCAGCAAAATGTATTTTCACAAAACTGAAGAGGGGGATCAGGGCATTAGCTGGCTACACCTCACAGCGTCTAACACAGCCAACAAACAAACAGCCCCGACCAAAATTAAATTCATAATGACAAACGGTAACAGCGTCATCACTAGCGCCAGTGAGGGCATGGTGTCAGGAAAGTTCACCCTCTACGGCTTATCAACTTCATAGGAGAACAAAATGAGCACAGGTAAATTTAAAATGGTAGACGGCGAGCTTATTGAGCTAACCCCTGATGAGCTTGCGCCAGAGCCAACTGAAGAACAAATTGCTGCGGCAGAAGCAGCACAAGCTTTAGAAGTTTGTTTTATGAACCGCCAAGCAGAATACGGAGCTTTGACTGACCAGCTTGACGAGATGTTCCATGACTTCGACGCATGGAAAGCTCGCATCCAAGCAGTTAAAAACAAATACCCTAAACCTGAGTAGTAAGAGGATAATCTATGGTTGTAACACGTACAGAGCTAACTCAAATAGTAGATCAAGTTAACAAGAAGTTTGAAGAACTAGAAGCTAAGATTAAAGAGTTAGAGGCAAAGAATGTTAAGAAACTACCGAA